TGAAGCGGAATGACCACCGGCAATCATTACCTGGCTCGTGCCTGCACCGGCAGTGTTACTGATAAAAAGATTGGGGTTGCCGTATAAATACATTCGGCCACCGCTCGTAATCCTCATCCGCTCGTAAGTAGAAGTATGACCGCCTACGCCAAAAGTAAGTGCCGATTGGTTGTTGCTGGCATGTATTCGTGAAATAGAACTATCATTCCAAATGCGAAGCGTTTCCGATCCAGCAGTATTACCAAGCCAAATATTTCCATCGACTGATAAAAGTTCAGTGGCCGACGAAGTACCAATCCCCACCCTGCCCGAGCTGTCGATTCGCATTCGCTCGGCTGGTACAACATTCGCATCTGAGCTTGAGCGAGTGCCAAAAGATAAAAATCCAATACTGTTTGAACCTTCCCTGCCGTGTCCGATATACGCACCAGCTGTAGAAGACCCACTGCCAGACTCGCTAAATGTAATTTGTGGACCTTGCCCAACAGTTGCACTATCACCAGATAAAACGATATGTCCTGTATTTGTGCCAACTGTGCTTGCCCCTCTGATTTCTAACTTACCTGACGGACTTGAATCTCCAATCCCAACATTGCCCGAGCTGTCGATTCGCATCGCAACGGATGATCCATTATTGGAACTTACGGCAAATCCACTCTGACCACGAATAAAAACATCACCTGCTGTCGAACCATTGGCAAAGTTGCCTGCTGTTTTAATTGAGCTAATAAATTGATTATTAGTTCCGTCAGATATTTGTATCGCGGTACTTGCGCTACTATTTAAGTGCAATAACTGCCCAGGCGACGACGTTCCGATCCCAACGTTTCCTCCAAAAAATGAGTTTGAAGTTGCTCCTATGCGGGTTGATTGAGCACCAGCTGCCGAATAAATTGAAAGTTCACCACCGTTACCATCACCACAGTCGTAGAAAAAACGTGAAGTATTATTTGGTGATTTGAAAGCAACATGTGCCCCTTTAGTCTCTAAAATACTGCTCGGGCTACTCGTACCGATGCCCACGTTTCCAGAACTGGTGATGTCAACGCTGCCAAGATCAACCGATCCATCAGCTGCTTTGACAATCACCTCGCCAGCAGTTGCTGGCAGTGTTAGCTGCAAGTCGCTGCCTATAGCCGCAGGAACATTCAGCTCAACTGAACCAGATGTCGCCCCATTAAGCTTGACAGGCATCAGGTCTTACCTCTTGCCAGTATATTAGCAGCCTTCGGCATAGAAGCTCTAACAGCAGAACCCCACGTTGCCATGGGGCGGGATACTGTCAACCAGCCTCAAGGGCTGCAACTTTGGCTGAAAGTTCAGCTACTGCACCAAGCAGTTTCATGACAAGGATGTCATGGTTAATAGCTTTGTAACTGTCGTCTAATTCTTCGTAGGTTGCAGCTTTTGTTTCGTTGCCCTCTTCATCCAGCACAGCAGGCGTAAGTTCTTTGCCTTGCTTGGTGCGAGGTACGGTATAAGTTAATCCAGGACAAACCTTTTCAGCCTCTTGTGCAACTAAACCAAGGAAACGCTTTGCACGTAATTCTTCGTTAAGTGGTGCGTCATCGTTCCAATCAAAGTTTTTAAGTTGTGAACCAAGGGCTACAGCATCTGCAAGTTGTGAATTTGCATCAGTGATGTTTTCTTTGAAGCGGATGTCGGAAACGTTTGAAGCTGTGACACTGCCCGAGAATATCGCATCTCCGTTCATTTTCAAGACGATATTGGCATTACCAGGTGTAACGTCTCCAATATTTGAAACACCAGTTCCTAAATACCACGCATCTCTTCTTAAAGCTGCACGATAAGTTGACGAACCAGCATCTTTGAGATTGAAATATCGCTGGGTTGTAGCTGCTGTTCCATTTATTGTAACTTCACCGCCAAACGAACCACCACCCGCAAATGTGGCGTTGCCAGTTGCCGATATTGTTGAAGTAGCAACGTTTGCATTTACATCTGCATTCCTTCCTTCAAAAATATTACCATTCCCACCGTATTTAATTCCGACCAATATAGAGGTTGAATCAGAATTTTTAATAACTACAGAATGGTTTGTAGATGTATTTGTTCCTGCATTTACTCTGCCAGCAAATGTGGCGCTGCCGTCAGTTTTGAGTGAGATGCTTGTTGAGTCTGTAAAATTATTACCAGGGAAAACACCCAAAGCCAAGGAGCCACCATCTCTTTTTATCTGGACTACGCCGTTAGAAAGGATTTGTGTATTACCACTAGCCGCAGTGATGCTGCCGTCACTACCTTTCAGCTCGATATTTGGATTATTAACAACATTGCCCAAACACAAATCACCGTTAGTCTTCAAACCAGAATGCCAGGTGTTTGTACTTGAATTTTTTACAGCCCAAACATAGTCATTAGAGTAAAGAGATGTTCCAGTGTTAAACCAAGAAGAAGTAGCAGAACTCTGAAAGGAGCCACTACCTGCAGTAATGCTGTTAGCAAATTCGGCGCTGCCGTCATTTTTGATTGACGCTGTCCTGTCATTAACAGTAAATCCGCCCTTGTAAACTTCAATAGCTTCTGTTGCTGAGCTTGCATCATTACGGACATTTAAATTTGCACCATTAGTAACTTTATTGATATTTACATTGCCAGCAGCCGCAGTGATGCTGCCATTTGCATTCAGCGCAATATCTGCAGAGCTTGCAGTTGTGCCGCCGATAAGTAAGTTGAGCGAGGTGTCTAGTCTCATTGCTTCAGTGCCATTCAGCCTGAACAACATTGCAGCGCCACCACCTAAAGCGTTAAACCCTGGACTGCTACTAGAACCAAGTTGGCCGATTTCCATAGCAAAAGTGGATCCGCCAATTCTTGCAGCCGCACTATTATTTTCACGAACGTCTAATTTATGGCTTGGGGACGACGTTGCCACGCCCAACCGACCCGAGCTGTCAACCTTTACCCGATCCGTCCCACCAGTGACAATTTTTACTTCGTTACTGCCATAGACCAAACCCGTATCAGCATCTGCTCCAGTAGTCCCTGGGTTTGCTGTGGTGTTTGTGCCGTCAATTCTGATGGACATAATTAAACGATCACCCAGTTGGAGCCAGAAGGAACGGTAATTGTCGCACCGCTGTTGACCGTTAAAGGCCCAGCTGAAATTACGTTCTTGCCTGCACCAATAGTGTAAGACGTCGTAATTGTATTGTCATGCTCGACAGCCCAGGTATCACTGCCTCCACCTGTCGCACCACCACCAATAGATCCCCACGCTGATCCATAGCCTTCAAACTGACTAAGAGTCGAGTTGTATCGGATCATCCCCGCAGCAGGGCTGCTATCACGCTGTGCAGTAGTACCAACAGAAAGATTGGAAGATCCAGTCGCAGATGTCCGTGGCGTGTATCCAGGGATTGTGCCGCTAACAGTAAGATTTCCTTGGACCGTTGTATTACCTGACGCATCAATCAAAAGCCTTTGCGTTCCACCAGTTGCAAAACTCAGCTCATCTGCGCCACTTTTATAAATACCAGTATTGCTATCAGAATTAAATGCAAACGCAGGTGCAGCAGCACTCCCGTCCCCTGCATTCTCCAATAAATCCGCAATCGTCACCTTCTTGGTAACGTCGTTCACCAAATCGACAATCGGCAAAATATCTAAACTGGACGGATCGACGTATGCCGTCAGGTCCGAAATCTTGACGTTTGCCATGACTGTCGATGCTTTAGCTTAATTTTAAGACCAAGTGCCAATCGCAACTCGTTTCCAAGTGTTCGTGGCAGTGCAAACGTAAATATAGTCTGCATCCCATGCAATTTCGCCTGCCGTTCCAGCAGCCGTTGCTGATGCAGGAGTATGGGTTGGCAAAATAGGCCGTGACCCTAACGTCACATTCGCGGCACTAATCGCCGCCATGCTCGTTAACGTTCCAGCCGCCTGGACCTGCAGATCAATCTTGCCGTCTTCTGTCGTATCAACTGGATCAACAATTGACGCCTCAATCTTGGCAAACTGAATTTGCTCAGGCGTTCCAGCACCGTTATTGCCCTGGAAGATCAGAGCACTCAGGGCATCAGCCGCTTGACCTACAGCACCATTGCGGTGGTGATACAACGTAATATCACCAGCACTAACAGCAACGTTTTCCTTTGACTCAAGGAATAACGCTGTGTTCTCAACTGATTCCGTGATGTGGAGCGGATGAGCTGGGGCAGCTTCACCAATACCAACCTTGTTGCCAAACAGGCGGATCCGTGTTGCGACAGAACCGCCTGATACGGTCATCAAATCAAGAGTGCCATCCTCTGATCCGCTAGTGGGATCTTGGATTTGAGCAAGAATCTGGGCATACGCCTGAGCGTTGCCTGCGCTGTCTTCCCCGCGAAACTCAAGGTTGCCAAGGTTGTCGCTAGCCGCTGGTGACGCAGAGTTGCGATACAACACCACATCAGGTGCAGTATCCAGGCCAGCATCTGTGTTCTCAATAATGACCTGATCGGTCGTATCGGTACTAAACAGATGCAGTTGAGCCGCAGCCGTTCCAGTGCCTAGCTGAAAACCAGTTGCTGTGATTTTGCCAATGTTGGTTGAGTTGGCACTAAACGCCAATTCATTAGCGCCAGAACGATATAGCCCTGTGGCACTGCTATCAGACAAAAATGCAACAGCAGGGCCAGATTCCGTTCCATCAGGCAATGCCTTGTGGAGCGTGCCAAACTCAATCTTCTTGTTTTTATCAACGTTTGCAGCTTCGCTAACGTCAACAATTGGGAAGGTGTCTGCAGTAGCAGGAGCTGTAAGTTCTGTTAGCGCAGAAATTTTGCGATCAGCCATCAGCCAGCCTCCAGTGCTTCAACTCTTGCGGTTAACGCAGTAATTTCTGCATAAGCCTCTTGCAAGCCTTTCATTAGCAAAGGTACCAAGGTTGCCTTGCCAACGCCCATGTATTCAATATTGCCATCCTCATCAACATCAGCTTCTGTACCCATTACTGCATCAGGCACAACTTCTTGAAGCTCTTGTGCAATAAAACCTTCCTCATAAACGTCCGCCGCAACCATACGGAAACGGTGCATCTGAATCTGATTGATTCGAGATTTTGCCTCCGGCATGTCTGTAATGTTGTCTTTTAATCGACGATCCGAGGCATCAATTAAATCAACCGTTGACGTGGTAAGGATACCAATACGTCCAGCTTGAGCACCGTTAGCGTGAAACTGGACAACAGATCCAATAGCACTAAGACCGCCTGTGCCAATTCGATTAAATTTTGCACAAGGACTGCCATTCATAGAAATATTAATCCTGCCCCTTTTCTGAAGCTCAAACCCTTCGTAACTGTTTGTCCCCTGAGGGTTATTGTTTTGGTCAGTAGCATTAACAGCGCCGCCCCAGTAAAACGATGGCCCTGCGCCCGCGTCTTTACCAAGCTTAAAAAGCGTGAAATCAGCGCCGTTAAACTGAGTGACATAAGCAACTTGGCCAGCTGCAGAACGATAAAAACCGTGATCAGGGCCGTCAGTAGCAAACGTTAACGATGGAGCCGCTTCGCTACCAGCAGGAAAAACAATTCCTCCACTTGTTGTTGAACGAAGCGAAATCCATGCACTATTTGCCCCATTCCGTAGCTTTAATTCACCAGCGGTAGTGTCAACCCAAAACTGATACGCATACTTTGTAGAAGGCTCGGTCGAACCACTGTGATTGGTCCACAACGCGCCAAGCTGTGTATTGATGTCGCTACGAACAGCGGATCCACTACCATTCGCAACATTGCCGTCAGCTTGAGCCATAGTTAATTCAGCTAAGGGGTCGTTGGCTGTAGTGTGCCATATCCAACAGCAGTATATCTAAAGCTACGACTCACGACTACGTCACCATCAAATGAAGTTTTGAACGTAACGCTAAAGCCGGTGGCTGTCGGCTCAGACATTTCGTAGTAATCACCGCTCTGTAGATCGTAAGCAATAATCGAAACAGCAACTTTGGTGTCGTCATCGGTATAGAACGGGTACTCAAAAGTTACATTTTTTGTTGCTTCGCCAGAGTAAATAAGTTCACTATTCTCAGTCCGCCGTTCAAGCTGCATTAAATAACCAAGTTGATCAATTAAAGGTGTCTGATCAGGATGGAACGTTTCTAACTCTGCTTTGAACTGGAACTGTCTACCAACGTAATTCCCGTTTTCAAGAGGAATCCATTCTTCAAATTCTAAATTTGAGCTGAGCTTAATTTTGCCGCCATCCTCAAGCTGCAGAAAATCACCGTTTTCCTGAACTTGGTGAGCGGCAATAGATTCTTGATCTGTTTTACGAAAGTAAACGCTTGCACTTGTGTCGTCAGCAATTACGCCGTCAAAATCAGTCCAGTTGTCTATAAACTCAATCCGATCGTCAATTAAATCACTTGTATAAATACCACGCATCAAGAGTCTTCTCTTGAGCAGAATACTGTACTTCGCGCCTAGATCTAAAATTTTTCCAAAATGATAAGTGCCTGCATTGCCCTGCGTTCCAGTAAAATCAACAGTCGTTAAATCGTCAAAAGTATTGGCAATATTGTCCAACAACGCATCTCCGTCAAGGACTAGGCCATCCAAGTTGTCGTTATAGAAAACACCATCTTTTTGCCCCTCAAACTCAAACGGGTCTTGATGCTCACGCGCAACTTCTAAGTTAAACCTTGGTATCGCATCAGGCAAGTCAATAATTGCGCTGACTGCATTTTCGCTTCTCGCACCAGTCTTAGTCTCGAATTTGACAAGATATTCACCTTCAATTAAAGGCAAACTTACATAACCTGTTCTTGCTTCAACGCGACGAAGTAATGAGCTATCCGCCCAGGCGCCCGTGCCATCTGTTTTGTCTGAATGACGGATAATTGCAATTAGGTTTAATATGTTGCTGCCAGTCGCAGGTATGATCCAGCGAAGAATAACTTGATCTTTGCCGACAGCTTCAATAGTTACGTCTTGAGCGTCAGGCGGTAATGTTTGATTTGTCCCGCCGTTAACAGTTGTCGTAACGTCGGACGCCCCAACAGTGACGCTTAAAGTTGAGAACTCTGACTCTTTATTGTTTGGTGCTGGGCCAATTGATTTAACTTGACCAAAGAAAGCCGCACCAACAGGTAAGCCGTCAATGTTGATATACGTGTTTGTTGTTTCTGTCTCAATATCGTTGCCACTTCCAACTCTGTATCGCACTTTAAATTTGATAGCAGTTGAAATTAAGCCTCTGCTCCAGGAGAAAACAGTTCTATTAACTGTATTGTCATTTTGACTAATTTCAGAAAACGTAATTTGCAGATCTTCTGGTGGCTCAGGCTTTTCGTCAAATAGCGAAATATCAGCAAAATCAAGCCGTGAGTCCTTGCCTTCTACAACGTTGTAGACGTTATCTACATGCTGAACGCCAGTAATTGAATAAATACCATTCTCCCCTTCCCCTACCGAAAGACAGCGAAACTTTTGATTCTCAACACTGCTATTTGTAATTGTGTAGACAGCATCATCAGCCGGTACCTGGGAAAAGGGGCTAAAAACATTAATCCGACTTCCAAGAACGCTGCTGATCGCTTTTGCTTCAACCGTTCCATCAGCCAGCACAACGGTCACTACGTTGTTACTTCCGCCAGGCAACGCAATCGTTTGATCGCCAATAATATGATCAAGCTCTGCAGCAGAAACACGGCCTGCTAATCGAGCGCCTTGACGCATTGCGTCCGACACCGCAAAAATCTGTCCAGGCAATACAGCAAGACCCTCTAAACCAACAGAGAACGAAACAACGTTGCCTTCAGTTTCTTCTGAAGCAAGAATCCACCGTCCCATGCGTTGAGCTTGATGCTTTGACGTGCAGCCAAACGCGACTACATCACGCTCTTGCACCCCATACTTAGCAATCAAGCTTTGATTTTCGATAATTACAGAATTTGGCTTATAGAAATTGTCTGGATCGTTATACCTAACAGTTACACGCGAGCTACGTGTTTTAAGGGACGATCCGCTGTATTCAAACCCGCCGCCAACAACACTTGAATTGTTAAAAACATGAATAGGGTCAAGAGCACTGCCGTCAATATTTCCATGGTCTGCCGCAACTTGTACGGTGTCAGCTTTCCAGTAGACCATCCCGCGAAATACACTCGCAAGATCCTGCAAGACGCTATACGCATCAGCCCGTGAACCAATCACAGTGTTAATTGCAAACCTTGGCTCTTCCCCTTCACCAGGATTAAAAGGATCTTTAGGGATCAACTCATTGCAATACTTGGACAGCTCAATTAAATCAATCCAACTGACATTGTTGGCATCAATAAAGTCTCCCGCTCCATAGCGAGAGTTCGTAAGCATGTCGTAGAAACAGCAGACAGGGCATGTTGTCCAATGCAACCCGTCTCGCAACTGACCGTCGAAGGGAATATCAGTTTTGTAGTCCAAACTCCCATCTGAACGAGGTGTGGCGTTGCTTGGAATCTTAATTTTTAAGCCACGTACTTGATATGCACGCTTAGGCAACGTGTTAAAAAGCTCTGCATCAATGCTTGAAGCAATACAGGCCGTGTTTGCATAATTTACCTTAACATTTTTAATCTCAATAATTGAGTTCCAGATTAAAGTGTCAGCACGAGTATTTGCAAGAGAAGTCTTTTTTGGAATATCCTCAAAGTCCTCGTTTTGAACCTCAAAGGCCGATTCTTTTGGGCTGAAAGATTTTTTTCTTACTCTAATGTTCCAAGGACCATCGCCATTTAGCTTGATTTCGCTGGTTTTGAACTGATAGTTTGACGTAGAAATTCCTTTTATTATATTGTTGCCAGTCTCAACTCCGTCAGCATTTAATACATCAACCGGCTCGTACCCTCGGCCTTTTGCTTGAATAGCAATTTGAAATTTTATCTGTGCAAAAAATAACTGCCCCTTTGCAAGCCCTTCCATTCCCTGGCAGTACAGCTTGGGCACTGTAAATACCAGCTGCACAGAGTCTACTTCTGTATCTGTAATCGTACGAACAACGTCTCCTTCCCCATAGTTTGGCTCCTTGACTTGATTGTTTACATTTAAGACTTCGCTGTAGTTTGCGCCAACCTGGACTCCAACATCAACTAAGGATGAAACGTTATCCTTAAACGCAGTTTGATCACCAAAAGGCAATTGCTTAGGTGTTCCAAGGCGCATCGCAAAGTCGTACGTGCCCTGGTTTTTGCCTGGTACTCGCGTTTCGTCTAAAAATATGCTTTGCCGGTTTTGTGTCGAAAGACCTTCGATAGGTCCTTCGCTGATCAGGTCAACGACGTGAAGATTGGTTGTGGAGTTAAGAGCCATTTTTAAAGAAGGTCGTAGCCGTAGCCGATAACAGCAAAAGTCGTCCGGTCGATTGCTTCAGCGTCAATAATTTCAACGTCTACGGTAATCCCCCTGACACTGCTATTTTTTACCTTTGGTAATTCTAAACGTTGACCGTAAACTAAACTTTGATTTGGGTTAAAAAGCCCTTGCACAGTTGTGCGGGCTGTTGCGGCAAGTGCATCTGCACCACTTCGCCTCAAAGTTAACCTAACCTCGTATGTAATAAAGCCAGGTATTTTTGTAGAACTTGGGCCTGATACGTTGTCGGACAAACCGTTTTCAAGCTTGAAAATAACGTCAACTCTTTCACGCTTGTTGTCGCCTTTGTTATACCTTAAATCAGTGTCACTGCCTGTTGTAATTATTTTTCCAACACTCAACGACTTGCCTTCACCTGGGCCAAAGCCTTGATCGATTCTTATTTTCTTGTCCCTATCGTTGGTTTTTATATCAAAACGGCTTGGTAATCGCCTTACTTTTAAACCACCAGCAGATTTAATGTCTCTAGTAATTCGCTCGCTATTGATAGTCGTCTCACGCACGTCTGGACGAGTAATTGCTTTTGCTAAACGGTCTGATTCGTCAGTCACTTCAAGGTTTACCGCTAACAAGTGCCCACCAGTAATGACTTCTCCATAAATTACAGGCACAGTTGCACCCGTTCCAACAGTATTTGCAGGCCCTGTAAACCCATAGGATTGCTGGCCATCCGCACCACGAGTTACGCCTTGTGGCCCGGTGCCTCTGGCATTTGTGCCACCATCAAAACGATTAGAACCAAGCTTTGGTATTTCTGGTTGCGGTGAAAGCATGTTTGCTACACCGCCAAGAATCAAACTTGCACCAATTGCGCTAAGGCTTGTTCCGATTACCGTGCCAAGCGTGGCTGCGCCAGCTGCGGTTGTTAGTGCGCCTACGCCAAAAACGCTAGTTGCCCCAAACAACCCAGCGCCAGGCAGCAGAAACGAAGCAGCAACCAGGCCAACGCCAATCAAAATCTGACCTGTTGAGCCGCCACTGCCGCTAATCACCGGCACAAGCATCATCGGCTTGCTGCCAAACGGCAAATGCAATTCGTCATATCCCATTGCCGCACCAGACTGGATCAGCTTGTAGCCAACCCCATTTTCGTGCGCTGTTGCTAGATCACGCTGGAAGCCAGGATGATTCACGCAAAGCAGTTTTATCGCGTCTGCTGGTGTCCTTAAGTTGTAATACTCGTGTTGTGTGCCGTATTTTTCGCCCAGCTCACCGGCTAACATCACCAGTTGCATAGCGATAGACGGCGGCAACGCTCTGCCTATAGTACCGCCCAAATGGTTCCACCGCACTGATGCTGTTCATGCGCTGGTGCAAAATTCGATCGCCAGCTAGATAAATTGCTGCGTGCATTGGCGTCCTAGTGCCTAGTCGCATAATCAATACATCGCCCTCTTCTCGATCGTCAAAATCTACAAGCACAAAACCAAGCGTCTTGGCGTGACGAAAAAAAATGCTATCGGTAGACTCTAAATTTTCTGGTCTTTCAAAGTCAGGAAAGTCAATGCCACGTAACGCATAGTAATCACGCAGCAAGCTATAGCAATCCTGCGTCCCATACACAAATTCCCTACCTATCAAGGGTAAATAGTTGACCATAAATTGTCTGGCACGGAATACACGTACCAAGGCAGTTTACTTTGCTTACATGCCTTGCGATCACACTCGCTTGGTGGCGTGCCCTCTGGATGAGAATGCACAATTGCTTCAATCGTTCCAGCAAACATGGCCCCTGCGTAATCGTGCGGGTCAAGCACGAAGTGCTTTTGTGGAGCGTCAGCAATGTTCTTGCACGGCCAATACGCCCCATCAACAACTAACCCAACAGCTTCACGCGGCATTTCAGCCTGTGCATGTTTTATCGCATCAAGCCTGAAGTCTTGCTCCAACAAAGCCTCCAAACGGAATTGCCTCAGCACCGTCACCTTTATCGTCTGGGAACCTTGCCCTGCAACTGCTTAAGCGTTTACCGCAAACGTCATTTGCTTCAAACGTTGGGTCATCATGTACGTCAAAAAAGTTAGACCCGTTGTAACCGCACTCTGTGCCTCTGTACTTCCAGGGGCAGAACTCATTGACAACACGCCTTGGCAATTGAAGGTTTATTAAATCAAGCCTTGATGTCAGCTCAAATTCAACAAACTGCAAGTTTTCTGAAGCGACCCGATCGATGTACCACGTCTCAACAGATTTTGCGTCTGGGTCTGCGGTTGCGTTGCCTTCCGTAGAAGATGCAAGGCTGTCTCCTGCTTGCGTTATAAGAATATCTTCGTCCTCAGTAATAATTAATTGTGGCCCAAAATTTGCTACATCAAGGAACTTTTTAAACGTACGAATCCGTCTGACTTCTGCTTTTAAAGGGTTAACCGTAAGGAGAAGTGCGCTGATCCCGTTATTTACGTTTGCAACCTTTAAAGTTGGTCTTGGCAAAGTGCCCTTTGACGAGAACGCAAAACCATCAACTTCAACAGGCGCTGCAGGATAAGTCTTGCCGTCAAATACAACATTTTCAACTAAATTGTTTGTCCCAGCGTGATAATATAAAACGCTATCTGATCCGTTAACCGCTGATGTCAAGTGAATTTGAAACAGATCAATAACAGCAGTTGGCGCAAGCTTTTGCAGTTCATCTGAAAGAGGTTCAAACGCCTCCCATGTAACTTCGTCGTCAACAACAGTATGAGTAATTTGTCGTGGAAAAACTGGCTCGGTATCGTCTGACGTGCCAGCAACAATGCACTTAAACGCAAGGGTTAAGCCTTGTGATGCTGACGCCCGAACAACATCACCAACAAGATAACTTTTACTAGCCTCCCAGGCATGGTCAGAGATTGGGTAGCTCATTACGCCTCAAACACTTGGACAAAGGTTGTAGAAATTTCAGCTCGATCAATGAATGAAATTGTTTTTGTCCATTCCGTACAGATGAATTTACTACTGCTTCCCTCCCCAGGCGGCGTGTAATCAAAATGTTCAACACCACCCCTTGCGTCAAGAAAGGCTTCGATCGTGTCGGCCTCTGTCTCTGATACGCGGAAGGTCAAGTTGTAGACCTTTGGGTTCTGGTTGATGCCAAACGTTGCTCGCTGGCTATAACCACTCCCAAACTGAGAGATACGCACCTGCGGTGCGCTTTGTTTGGTCATCCCTGGTGCGGGATCAAAAGCAGGGAAGGTACTCATTAGCGGGACAATAAGCCTCCAGGTCGTTGTTGCTTGATCAATTCTGCCTGCACAGCCGCTCCAATCAACCCTCCAAGCTGTTTACCGGCGCCACTGTCGCCTGAAGCAGAACTGCCTTTGGCATCAACGTTAACGACAACGTTTGTCGCGCCACCTCCGCCAAGCTTGTTGTTTGGAACAATTGTGCCGGAAGTGTTTGGAACGAATAGTTCGGGGCCTTTTTCGCCAACCATATAAGGCGAGCCACCTGAGACAGGGCCGCCTTTGGCTCTAAAGAAATCTCCTAATCCCGGAATGCCGCCAAGTGCAGTATTGACTCCAAACTGCAGCAAGATGTTTGCGACTTGCCTGAGCGTTTGTGATGCAATGTCAGCAAGTGACTTAGTGCCTTCGACTGCTGCACTTAAAGCATCAACAATGCCGCTGGAAATGCTTTGACCGATTGACGCGTACATGGACTCTAAGTTCTCTAACGCTTTGACTTGTTCTTTAAGAGCTGCAGTGTTTTCTAAAGCTCCTTCAACTTGCTCTTTTGTTAGATGTGTACTCTTTTCCATTAGTTCGTTGACGCGCTGTTCTATTTGCTCTTCTTCCAGCCTTCCATTAAGTCTTGCCTGCAACAAGTCTTGCTCATTTTGCAAGCCTTTTAAGGTTTCTGCAGCTTTTTCTGCTTCCTTGGCCTCTGCATCTCTCATCCGGTTGCTTATTGCTTCAACCTTCTGAAGACCATTTAATTCTTCAGATCTAATTTTTAAAGTTTCTGCCTCTTTGTCAAGTCCTTCGGTTTTAATTTTATTTATGTTAGCTGCTGTTTGTTCAAAGATCTTTTCGACTTCAAGAACGGCTGCCGCTCCTTCGTTTCCATCACGCCTTGCTTCCGCAATTTTAGTATTTAGACCAAGCAAACGTTCTTGAAGCTGTACTTGAATCTTCAGCCCTGGAACAATATCTTTTTTGGTGCTTCCACCTCCAGGCGTAATAGTTTGTAAGTCCTGCTCTGTAATAGCAATTTTTGGCCCGAATCCTGCTGCTTTTAGAAGATCTACACCTTTTGCTGCTCTTTCTTCGGTAAGACCGCCCTGCGTGACTTGTGTTCCGCCGCCTCGAAGATTCTTTCTTTGAACACCCCTAACTTGATCTTCAATCGCCGTTACGCGAGCAATCGCTTCCGCGTCTCCAGAAGCAAGCACTCTGTCGCGAATCGCACGAAAATCATCCTGAGCTGTAGGCTTAAGTGCATCATTGATGCCACCAATCATGTTGTTGACTAATTTTAAAAACCCATTTAATGGACCTGCAATTAGTATTTGAAGCTGTGTAGTCAGCTGGCCCCAAAGTTTTGTTGTTTCATTTGTTGTGGTGCCTAAATCCTGGAGTGCAATTACGCCAGCATTGCCTATTTGACTGACAAGTTCTTCAGTAAGCAATGTCGCTAGACCTGCTACGTCACCTTGTTCTTCAAGCTGTGCAGCAAGATTTCTGGTGTTTTCGCTTGTAAAAAGTGATTTTTCACGAACAAGCTCTAATGCTCCTGAGGTTGAAGTAAGTGCTACTCCAGCTTCTGCTGCACCCTTCGCGAATGCTTCAAACTGAGCGATTAACGCGCTAGCAGCGATTGATCCACCTAAGCCACCTGCCGCTCCACCGATACCGCCTGCCAATGCTTGGAGCGGGCCACCACCAAATAACAGTGGGAAACCAGCGCCTGTCGCAATGTCCTGGAACCTGCCTCCTCTTCTCCCTCCGCCAGCGCCTCGACCACCACCTCTGCCCGTTGCTTTCTGCTGAGGCCCTCGTGCCAACAACAGATCAACTTTTTTTATCTCTTTCCCTAATTCAAAAAAATCTTTACTTGTTCGGTCAACAGTTATCTGAAGATCATTTAATTCCGCTTGATATAGCTCCAATGCTTTGACGCTATTTGGAAGCTGTTTGCCAAGAGCTAAAAGCCCTTGAACACCGCCAGCGCCTGCTTTTGCTTCAGCAGCAGCTGCCTTTAATTGGTTTCGCGTTAGCTCTCTTGAAAGCTTATTAGAAACGACCAGTGCATCATTAAATTCTTGCTGGCCTACAGTTGAATTTGCCAGGATTTGGTCAACGGCCCTAAGTTGAGATCCAAGACCCGCCAAGGTCTTGGAGTACATATTTACATTCTTAGTAGCTTCAACAGTGCCTTCTTTTGTTGTTTTCTGAAGAGTAACTTGAAACTGTCTTGCGCCTTCTTTCGCACCGGCAAAGCCTGCGATTAGTTTACCTATATTTCTGGTAACTTCACGAGTAGCTGCTTTGCCTACTGACTGATCAAATAAATTTCTTTGCTGCCTTATCTCGTTAAAAAGACCTGTTACTCTTTTTGTACCTGCTTCTAGCTTGTCAAGGGCGGCAAGGTTATTGACGCGAAGGTCAATAACAGCTGGATAAGAAGCAGCCACGACCTAACACACGCTTGCCCCAACACTCTACCTGCGCCTACGGGCCTTTGCTAATTCCTTCTCCTGCTCTTCGTTCAAAATTTTAAAATACGCGCTCCAACCCAGGACCTCTTCTGCTGTCATCGTTGACCGTAGCTCCGACAAGCTCATGCCAAGTTCTTTGGCAATGCCAAACTGCAGCATGAGCCAGTTATCCTTCCGAAGCTCGGCTCCTAGGATTTTGGGTCGATTGCCTCTTCTTCTTCGTCGTCAGTCAAAATTGCCAGCATCAAAGACTGCAAATCCTTATCCTTCACCTCGTTCTTAAGCACATCAACTTCACCAGCCAAGAACAACGACTCTCCCACTTCGTCCTTAGCTTTCGTAATTAAAAGCTGCAACGCAAACGCATTAGCGTCATCCGATCCAGCACGTTTTTGGGCGCGTTCACGTTCTGCCATCGTCAATGGCGTAACCCACATCTCAAACTTGCTGTCGTCTGAAAGAGTAACGACTCTTTTTGTTGCTTCTAAATTTGCAGCTTTCTTGAGACGGTCAATGGCGCGTAATGCCATGAGTTACAACTAATTGTCTTACTACACTAGCACTAAAAAAGCCCCTAACAATGTCAGGGGCCTCTTTATCATCAATCGACTATTAGCTCTTAGCGAAGTCGAATGTAGGAGCTGACGTTGGACGGAAGTTAATTGAAATCGCCTGAGCATCGTCTGGAGTTACTGAGAAACTCGCAGAAGTCAACACTGCTTCCATTGAAATGGAACGGCTAGCTGCATCGTCTGGCGTGCCAGCTGACACAACTGCATCCATATACAGCTTGAACGTTGCACCAGCTTGGTTGCGCTGGGTAACGTCTTCAATCAAACGAGCCGAAATGCCGGTGTCGTCATCAGTGAAGTAAACCTCAGCTGAACCCGTGCCATCCGCAAACCCAGAGATAAAGGTTCGGAATGGTG